CTAACGGTTAATGTTAGGGCATCAGCCGTGCCGCCTGCTGAAGCGTATAAAAAGGTTTGGTTTTGAACGTCAGTGCTATTTGGCAGGATAATACCACCAGATGTCGAACCGTCACCAACTCGAAGCCTTTTGTTTGTCGTATCATAACCAATCTCACCGCTTGCTGGTACTGCCGCATTAAGATTAGTTGCACTATCGCGTCTGATTTGTACCTGTTTAGCCGTCATGTGTAAAAACCCCAATCATCAGTTGTTGAAGGGCTAGAAACCCACTCGCCCCAATCTTCTGAGCTTGTCGGGCTAGAAACCCACTCGCCCCAATCTTCCGTAGTTCCTACCCCACCGGACGTGCCGACAAGGTAGTTTAAAATCGTTGTATAGGCTGATCTGACACCCATGTTATTAACAGCCCTAACCCTAATATCATACTCTGTATTCAGTTGGGCGGCAACGGTAACCTCTGCAAAGTTAAAGCCACCAGAAACCACATAAGTTGGCCTATAGGTTGCCTCAGATGAAAGTTTGTATTGGATTTCATAGAAACCGCCGTTTGCCACAAACTCATTATCAGATACGTTCCATTGTAATAATATTTTAAAGATGCTGTCAGATTGCTGCGTTGCGACCTGTTCAGATGAAACAGCAAGGCCAGTGACGGCATCAACTGTGAACGGATCAGGCAAGCTTGTATTAGGCGCAGGATCAACGCTTGTTTCTTCGCCGTTGTTCCAGTCATAGTTTGCGCTTGCAATTTCACGCATTGTCATTTTAATAACAGGCCGAGCAACGCCGTTATCTTCGCGAATATCAAAATTCCAGTCTTGTATTTGGAAAGCTTTATCTGTCCAACCAAACTTTTCAAAGGTAAAATAAGCATTATCACCAGCGATAACTTGCAAGGCTGATAAGTCAAAATCTGCTGACCAAGTTAATTCTTGGCGTGATAATTCAAGTGCGATTTTTGCAATCCTTTGTGCTGTGTGCGGCCTTTGTATAACAGGCATATCTAGCTGCTTAACTATAACTTCGCCATCTTCAGTCACATATGTTGAGTTGCTTATCTGAGGATAATCTGACGGCTCACCGTCATTTATTGGTGACACATAAACACCGCGCACGGTATTGAAACGCTCGCGCTTTGAAAGCTTGGTTTGCAAAGATACAGGCGAAACTATGTTTCCCTCATTAAAATAAACGCTTGGCGTTTGATACGAACCAGCCAGCATTTTATAAACACCGCCAGAATATGTCATTGTTCCGATCATGCCCGAAATAATATCTTTCAAGTTTTCGCCAATATCTTGCTCAGAGTCTATAACAATAGCGCCTGAATAACGTGGCTCGGCGTTTTTAGTGATAGTATGAGTGCCAGAGCCTGTTGAAGTGATGTTGATAGCAGTGCCAGCAAGGGCGTTAGCATAGGATGATGCAAGCTTAATTCTGACAGTATCTTTTCTTTGATATGGAATAACGTAATAATTTGTTACGGCTGATATACCTGCTGGTAATGATCCGGTTGTGGTTACCTGTACCCTATCACCACGCTGGAAATACAGTCTGTCACCTAACAGAGTAATAATATCGGTGCTATCAGCTACGCTTGAAACCGTTGTGGCATAACTTGTGGTTGTTACAAATTCATCACATTCATTTGCGGCTGCTATTGTATATGTTTCATCAATAAAGGCCGTTTCTTCACCAAGGCCGAAAGCATCATCATTCAGATAATCATAGGCCATTAAAGCAGGGTTGTTTGAATAAACGGTTGACGTTGTACGTGGATCGTATAACTTTTTACCTTTTATCCAAGCCGACACGTTTGGAATACCTGTAGGAAATTTGTCTTGATCCCATTGCATACGAACGTATAAATAAGCAATTCCGCGCAATCTGTGATTTGTCGTCCAGTCAGAAACTTCAGCCATTAAGAAACTATCAGATGTTTGTGTTGACGTTCCTAAATATTTTCTAATGCGTACAAGTCCACTATAGCGTCCTGTGGTCACATTTCCGTCACCATCAAGATGATCTGGCGCTATTGAATAATCATTCAGCCAGATTTCGCCAATTTCATCTACTTCATGAGGCGCGACCTCAACAATCATGTGAAGATATTTATTGTTATTAGAAACAGCTAAAAACAGCAAGCCACCTGATCTACGCATTTCACCGTAAACAGGCTTGCGAACCATGATAGGCTGTTTGACCTGTTGTGTAATTCCTGAATTTTGAATAGCAGATGAACCGCCGCGAGGTTTTGGCGGCTTTGGCGCGATAAGCCTTTGTAAACCTGACAAGATAAGGCTAGACGCAAGGGAAGTTAAAGCGCCAGAAATAATAGCACCAACGCCGCCTGCTAATGTAACTTGAAACGCTACTGCTGCCGCTACTGCTGGCATTATTCAATCTCCCAGACAGTTTTAATCTTGTTAATTGAAATAAACTTTAAACCTGATTTTGTTTTGCAAACAACGTGCTTGCCGTAAACAATCCCCGTTGCTTCCAAATCATCGTCAAGAACGGTTGCTATATCACCACGCTTTGCCAATAGCGCGTTTCTTTTTCTTTTAAAATGATTGTCAAGTATACCTTCAATAGTGCCACCGTGCTTTTTCAGTATCTCTAAGGCACGATCTCTATCATATTCGCCATATCCTAATATCTCGCCTTCAATATCCCTATCAAGTATCAAAGCAACGGCATGAGCAGAAAACAAAATGCAGTCGTTTTTTCCCCATTCAAATGGTCGATCTTTTTGCAAATCAAAATAATCAGCCAGACGTTTTTCCCAACCCTGAACGCGCATCATTTACCCCAAATCAATTCCATGTCTTGCAAGCTTGGAACAAAATCAAGCCCCAAATCACTTGGATATTCTTGTTTTTGATCTTCACTCGTATAGCGGCGAACCTTTGAACGCTTTAAATCAATAAGTTTGTTTTCCACCTGCATTGAAAGCGTAGCTGCTGCCCCAGACTCATCAATCTGAAGGACATCCATGCGACCTTTAAATAACAAAACGGGATCAGCAACAATAGCAGGTGAATTACCAAGAAACCCCATCCAGCAGGAAATAGGGCGGCCTTGATAATTTTCGCTTAAAGCTGTTGAAATAATACTGCTATCAATTCCAGTTAAAGCAAAAACAGCACCACGAGCTTCAATGTCAGTTGTTTCACTTATATTTGATATGCCTAAAAGATTACCTGCGCCTGTGTAAGTTTCGCTGTTATAAACAATATCGCCAACACCAGACCAAAGGCGTAAATCACCGCCGTCAAATTCTGCTTTCAATAGCAAAATAGGCGAAAGCTGTTCGCTTTCTACCTCTGTCACAACACCACTGGTTAAACCTCTACTCAATGATTGCCTCTACAAATCCAAAAGAAACTGAATACAAATTACCCTCAGACACGCGCCATTCAGCAGCATTGTCAGCAAGTCTAAAACAACCACGCGCACCATTAACAACAACAACAGCGTTGTCAGTAGGGCTTGTTCTCAATGCAGGATATAGCGTTATAGTTGCCTCACCCGATCCGTTTGTATTAACATCTGTTGAGCTTTGATATAAACGTGCGCTTGTACCAGTGCCAAGCTGTATATAATCACCCTTTTTAAGCCAGTTTGTCAGGTTATTTGATAAACCATCAACTACCAGTGTATTTCCAGTTTGACCTGCGCCTTTGACTAGCGGAGAACCTGTGGCAAGGCCACGCGCCCCTTGTGCTAAATAATTAGGATCACCATATAAGAATGTGCCATACTGCCCCTCAAGTTCTAAAAACATAGCTTGCAATTCAGCCGCTTGATCTTGCGTCAATGGTGGAAAATCAACGTTACCTTCCCAACGCTCACCACCAAATTTATAAACCTGCTGTCTAAACGTGAATGGCGACACGCTGCTTGACGTGGCGCGAACAATTCTGAAGCTTGCAGTTTGTGGCGTTAAAGCTGGAAATGTTAAAGGAAATGTTGCCATTAAATATTATTCCCTCTCATACGTGCATCTTTAACGCCATCAATAGCGGCTTTTTTCAAATCAGGTAACATTTTAGCAACCTCTTGTCGAACGGCAGCCGAAACACCAGAGCCGATTGTTATATTTTGAATAACGGTTGCGCCATTGGACATTCCACCTGATCTAATTTGTGCAGCTTCACGCGCTGGAATAATCATTTCGCCCTTGTGAATATTTGCCGTCATATCCTTTGGAACGTAGTCTGAACCAACGTCAAAACTTGGCAGGAAACTAGAAAATAATGAGCCAATGCCCTTACCAAAAAAGCCAGATATTGACGAACCTATGCCGCCAAATAAGCCGCCGCCGCCTGCGTTTGTGGCGTTAAAAGAAGCTTTAATAACACTGTTTGCAATGTCATTTAATGCTCTCATAGCTATGTTTCTAAATACATCAGCCGCTTTGCCGCCCTGTAACATGGCGTCTTTAATTCCTATAAAACTATCAGCCGTTGCATCATTCCATTTTTGCTGTTCTTCTTGAGCGTCTTTAAGCTTCTTTTTGTATTCGTCCATAGCTTCTGAAGTTTTCTTTGCAGCGTCAAGAATTTCAGAAATGTCGCCTATTGGTTTTTGTTTTTTAGCTGAAATTTGTGAAGATTTTTCAATGTTATTTGCTGAAGCTGTAAAGCCTATTTCTTGTTTTTTTATAGCGTTATATTCCTGAGCGATTTTATTACGCTCAATCATAACACTATTTCTTTTTTGCATTTCTTCTTCAGTTTCAAAACCAAGCTTTTCTTTTGTAGCCATGATAAAATCACGCGCTGCAATTTCAGCATCTTTAAAACCAATAATTACTCTATCTTGGCCTAATTTTATAGCATCAAAAGCCGTTGTAAAAACTTTGCCGATAAATTCACCAGCTTTTCTAAAGGAATCAGCTACATCAACGCCAGAAAGCAAGTTTTCGACTATACCAGCAATGGAAGGTGAAAGACCGATAGCAAACTGCCTTGCAACACCTGAAGCAGCAGAACCAATTTTGCTGATAGAATCATTCATGGCTTCAAGGTTTGATGCATCAACGTTATTGATTGATAATCCAAATCGTTCAGCTTCTTCTTTAGCCAGCTTTAGTTTTTCAGCCCCCAAATTAAACAGTGGTATTAAATCAGCGCCGGCCTTGCCAAATATCTTTGTCGCCAGTGCGCTCTTTAATGCAGGGCTTTCAATTCCAGCAATAGCGTCACCAATCTTAATAAAAGCATCTTCGGGGCTTAACTGCGAAAGTTCTTTGAATGAAAGACCAAGCGTGGCAAAAGCGGCGATTTGTTCTTTGCTTCCACCAGCCGCATCAACCAAGGCCGAGTTCATAAACTTAAATGATTTTGCTAGTTCTTCAGTACTTACACCAGCAAGATTAGCGGCATGATCAAGCGTTGATAAAGCCTCAGCAGAAACCCCAAATTTCTGCGATATTTTCCCAATCTCATCACCAGCGATTGATTGCTTGCCAACAAGAAAAGCAAACGCCGTGCCTAATCCAGCAACGTATTTTGCAGCCGTTGAAAATACCTTAACAACGTCTTGTCTAAATTCTCTTGATTTGCGTGTGGCTGACTTTAAGCCTTTTTCAAATTCGCTCGTATCCGCGAACAGTTTAGCTACCAGTTTGACAAAATTAATTCCCGACACTCTCACGCCCTTTCTGATAAGCCTTTAGTCGTGCCATTATAGCACGCTCATCAATGCCTTTCACTGGTTTTTTACTTGACAGGAAGTCCTGAAGCGGTGGAAGTTTTTGACACCTTTGCAACATAGCACCGTGCCACATTATCCAAGCCTTACTATCGTGCTCAGACTCGGTTCTTTTGGAAAAGCCGTCAACAGCCTTATTAAACTGCCAAGGCGTTAAAGTCCAAAACTCATTTATTGATAAACCTATTTGAAAAGCTAACTGAAAAGCTTCTGAAATAATGTCTTTTTTTTAGCGTCTGACGGCTCTTTGTTTTCTGCCTTTGGCGGTGCTTCTTTTGCAAAAAACGCATAAGAAACAGCCTTATTTATCGCCTCAATACATAGAATAATCGGCGGTGACAGTACGAAAACAGCTTCAGGCGTCATTTGTGGGTGATGCTTTATAAGACCAGCAGACAAGACATCAGCCAAAACTTCAGGAGATAGTTTTTGAAATAACTCATCAAAGATATTAAGCTCATATTTTTGCTTAATAATAGCAAGAGCGTTCCAGTCATAAACGACTGTGAACGCCTCGCCATATATTTCAAGTTTTACTTCGCCTTTATACGGATTCATTATGATGAGAAGGTAACGTCACCAGAAATTCTAATAACAAAATTGCCATCAACCTTCGCGTCTACACCGCCAGAAACACCAGCAGAAAGAACATAGCCTGTGAATGTAGCGTATGAGTTATCAGAAAAAGTTGCTTTAAAATAGTGCAAATCACGGTTGCCTTTTGCTGTTCTGAGCAAATCTTGACCTGTATCCGCAGGAAGATAGTTAACATCAATAGAAAATTGACCCCAATCTTGCAAACCCATCAAAAACTCTTTTGCTGTCGATGCAAGGTGCGTTACGTCAATTTCAGCAGCAGCGCCATCAAAACCAGAGAAATTGGTGATTTCGCCAATGTTTGTGTAAGTAATTGGGCTTGTACCCGTTGCGGAAATACCGAGTGTGAAGCCTTGTGTTTCGATTGCGTTAGCCATTTAAACCCCTATTGTTCAAAAGTTACCAAAAAATTCATAGTATTACGATACAGGAACGGCTCATCACTTTGGTCAAGAATTTCTGTTTCGCCCTGTAAAGAGCAACCAGCAATCCTCACGCTATCCTGCGGACTACTAGAGCCATAATAGACGGTATTTGCATAGCCGTCTAGTATATTTTCAACGTCATTAGAAAGCGTTTTCATGGTGAAATAATCGCTTGCATAACAATCAATCTGAATGGTGACTTGAGCTATGCCTGAAGGATCATTTATAGAACGCCAACGCTCACCACCGACACGCTGGAAAACAACAAAGGGTGCTGTGACGTTTTGAGGTGCTTTTAATGCGTAAACCCTGCCACCAGCTAATCCGTCAAGCAATTCAAATATTGCATATTCAACGATCTTCATTTTCTTTTTGCCTCACGTTCAATGGCTGTTTTAAGTGAAGGGATTAAATGAGCTATAATGACATCTTTTGCACTTATAAAAGCGTCATTAAACCAAGGTTTTGCTGGCCTGTATCTTGTACCCTTTTCAAAGAAATACGCCCAGAAAGCCCTTCCGGTGTCTATTTTAGCGCCCTTACCGCCTTTTTTAGCGCCAGTCTTACTAACTTTTAAATTCTTAATGATAGAACCGTAATATTTCGACCATTTGCTTTGTTCTTCTTTATGCCTTGGCGCTCTTGCTTTCATAACTGGCAAGGCAGCTTTTCTCATGGCATCGTTTACCATAGCTTGCAAAAACTTATTTTCCAGACGCTTTGACAAAGTTCCTAAAAAATTGTCCATTTCTTTAAAGTTTTTAAATTCAACTTCCATTACAAAGCGCCTACAAGTTCAGCCGTCACCCAGATTTCACCGTCACGTTTTAAGCTTCTGTCAGTAACAAGAATATTATAGTTTTGCCCCATCCAAGTTAAACGCCATTTGTTTGTGATATCTGAGCGATAACGCATTTGAACCCTGATTTTTTCACGGGCATTTACTCTAGCACTTTCAAAAGCTTCTGTGCCTTTTTCAGATATAACCCTAGCGCGAACTGTTGCCACCGTGGAATAGCTTTCTGTAACGCTTCCAAAGCTATTTGTGACGCTTGGTTGTGCTATCGTAACCCACTGATCAAGCTTTCCTATCTGCATAACGGCAATTCCTCTAAAATAGCCCTGTAATTATCAGCATACGGAACATTTTCATATCCTTCCATATCTGGTGTGCCTCTGGTAAAGTGTACAGCATCCGGAATAATTTCGCTACTGCTATGACCTTCGAGCCAGTTCCAGCTTTCGTCAAGTGCGCCGATTTCTTCATCTTTCAACCAATGAAAGCGGTGTAAATCGCGCCCTGTGTCTTTGTTTACATTTTCAACGGTCAAATACTTATTTGCTGGATGTTTACAGTTAAAAATCATAAAGCTTGACCAGTTCTTTCGCTCATAAACAGTCTGCGTTTGCCCATCCATTTTTGTTCCTGTAGGTGGGCTGTATTTATGCTTTACGCAATAAACAGCATATTTTGGATCAAGTTTTTCAAAAACCTTCCCAATATCAGAAAAAAACAAAAAGTCACTATCACAAAAACCAGACCAACCAGAAAAACCTGATAAAACCGGAACAAGAAAACGAGTAATTGCAAACTCTGTTGACATCGGCGCGTCAGAAATAACATCCCACAAACCACCATTCTTTAGCCTTTTTGTCGGCCTATTATAAAAACCTATTGCCTGTAATGTCGGAAGGTGCAGCATATTTAAATCAAGCAAATATGGCTTTTTAATGGCCAGTAAAAGGCTTCTGTTCGCAACCATGAATGGAACTGGCATCCTGCAATCGTAACCTACAAACATTTTATATTTCATTGTAAAGCCCTTTCGACTCTTTGTTTAAAATATTCAACAGTAATTTGCTTTTTTGCTTTGGCGCAATGTTCACAATATTCCCATTCGCCGCAATATCCTTGATCTGTATCAATTCCAATGTTTTCGTGAAAGTCATACCCTGTAACGCTTGGCGGTATAAACGAGCCAAAAAAAACAACGGCTTTTTTACCCATAGACGCAGCCATGTGATGAGTGCCGCCCTCATTTGTTATTACAAGCCGCGCACCAGATATGACACTTGCAGCAAGCCTAAAATGTGGAGTGTAGTATGATTTAGCGCCCTCAATAACCCTATCAGAATTAGACGCGACAAGTTGATAAACAGGCATATCAAGTTTCTGAATAAGTTTTATATAATTTTCTTCAGACCATGCTTTATTTTTGCTGCCCTGATCTTTTAAATAAGGCGCTATAATAATATAATCGCCACGTAGTTTATTAAATTCAATTTCTTGATCAGTTAAATACATACGCCCTGCGCGTGGCTTGTGTTCAAGGTTAAAAATAATTTTCTTATTTTGCCAATATTTTATATATGGCCTATATGCTGCACAGTCCATAAGCGTTTGTGTTGACCTGTGATCCCATGCAGGGTTAAATTTCCAAGCGTCATGACTGCGTGGTCGGCCTATTTCATTAACAATAGAAACCTTGCGGCCTGTTTCTTCAAACAAAGCCTCAGCCCTTCCCAATGCCATGATTTCATCACCAAGACCCATTTTATTTATCCCATGCTAAAATATAATCGCCAGATATAACGTCTTTAACCTTTGCCCCATGTGATTTTAAAAGCTCAACAGCAGCAAGTTGTTTATAGCCATATTTTTCTATCATGTTGCCTTTTTGCTCAACAACAATCACGGGCTTTGATTTTAATATTGTATTTAAAGCGCCCTCAATAACCTTTATTTCATAGCCCTCGCAATCAATCTTAATTAAGCCGACATTTTCAAAGCTAAAATAATCAAGTGGTTTTTGTTCAATGTCACCCGTGCCGTCAGGATCAATCCAAGTATCACCAGAAGAAGTTGCGTTTGTTTTTAATGTGACAAAACCGCATCTTTCGCCCAAAGCACAGTCAAATAATTCTGCATTTATAGCGTGTTCCATGTTGCGATACCAACATTCTTGGTGTGCTTCAACAGGCTCAAAACAAGCAACGTGTTCAAAATCACGCGCCATATAAAATGACCAAAGCCCAACATGAGCGCCAACGTCAATGGCAAGTTTTTTATTATCAACAAATTGCATAGCATATTCGTATTTATGGTGCTGATAAGTTAAGCGCCCATCAATTCTTTTGTTCATTTCGCTCATCCAGCGCGGTAAATGAGACTCACCGTCTGGAAAAAACCATTCATCAAACTTCATCATTTAATTTTCTCCATGCTATACCCTGCGAAATTTCTTCCAGAGTCCATTGATTATCCGCTAAAACAGCGCAATGTTCATATAAATTATCAGGCATTATCGGGTATTCAATCAGCGATAAGTCACTTAATGTTATAGCTTTCATGTGCGAATTGCCAGTGCAAAAAGCAGGAACGCCAGCCAGCAGGGCTTCCAAGCAAGAATTGCTGCTATATGAAACAACCGCCCAAGCGTTATCTAAAAAAGCAGATAGCGGTTTTTTGTCCTGTTTGCGATGTATGATGATATTTCTATCAGAAACTAGGCGTATTTTTTCTATTGTTTGTTTTAACCAGCCGTCTTGCGAAAGGCCAAACCGTGAAAAAAAATGATCAGTCTGTGGGCAAATGATAATATGATCACCGTATTTTCTAGGCTTTGGCTTATACCCAAACAAAGAAAACCTTTTACCGTCAGATTGACCTTTACCGTCATGAAACATGGCGTTTTTAGTTATTCGGTAAAAATAACCCCTGCCAAAATAACCCTTATCGCCATAATAAAGCGTGTGACCGCCAGAAATACATGATTGAACATCTTTCCAGTTTGCAGGGCTTGGAAAACCTGCCCAATCGCCACCTGCATATTGATTTAATATTCTGCCACCGCATCCCTTGGCAAAAGCCCTACCAAATTTTGGTGATGTTAATTCGTGCGGTACAATGTAAACATTACAAGACATCTTCCAAGTTTACCTTTGGAAAACAGGTTAAATAACTATGTCTTGTTGCATTATAAACTTTCGCAGGAATTAATGGCGCCGCTTCGTGAAACCTTTTTATCCAGTCATTATAATTTGAGCCACGACAATCACGCTTTAAGCTTTCATCACCATCCCACCAATGCTTTTTTTGCTGATAGCCCATATCATAGCCCAACAAAATAACCTCAGTTGCGCCGTTTAATGTAGCCATATTGACGCATTGAAAGCCGCTATTGCCGCCCGTTGCCACCACGCCTTGTTCAAGTGACCATTTAAGCTCAACCTTGTAATTTATATAATTAATGCCCCATTTCTTAGCGGCTTCAGGTGTACACGTCCATTTTTCACCTGCAAAATCAGAACACCCTTTCCGAATATCCCACCAATCACTATCAGCCGCATAAAGCAAATCAGCCCAAGGCGCTAGCTTATAGCTTTCTTTTACAACATAGATTTTGTCAGCTTTTCCCTTGCAATATTGCACATCTTCAGGCGTTAAACTTTCACCTGACGCAATACATACAATTTTCATTAAACACCTAAATTGCGCCGATACGGGAATAAAAGACGCATGACAGCAGGGTTTTCTTTGATCTCTTTTTCCCCTGCACCTTCACGGTTTTCGTACAAATCAGCTACTATCAACAAAGCGGCGGCTTTAATCGCGCTTTTGCTTGGAATAATTTCACGGTCAAGAAAGTTTCTTATATAATCATCGGCGGCGGCAATATAAAGATTTATCAGTGTATCTTCTGGATCAGGGCTATCAACATAAGTTGACGCTCTTAAATGAAGTTTAGCTTCTGCCAGCGTTACCGTTGCCATTTTAAATTCCTTTGAAAATATAGGGTGGGTTTTTTACACCCACCCCATACTTAAACAATATTATACAGTCAAGTTGCCGTATTGAACAGCCGCAGGAACGAATGTTGCCAGAGCCGCACGGTTTTCAGCGCGAACTGTAACAAGGTTTTTCTGCACGTTTGTATCATCTTGTTCAAACATTTCAACAACAGTTGCTGAACGACGGAACAGACCGTGGGCAATATCAAATGCACCAACAATCAGTTTGCCGCTTGTAACGCTGTTAGAAACAACAACAGGCAAGCCCCAGAGAGATGCTGACAACACACCGCCAGCAGGATTGCCGATGATATATTGGTTGGTTGTATCTTTCAGGCGCTCGATACCACCCCAATCAGCAGGGTTCATCAAGATTGCAGTTGCATTGTAATCGGCAACAGCAACAGCCTGAATAGCTTTGCTCAAACTATCAAGGGCTGTGTCACCAGTCGCAGGCGTAAATGCTGTGTAGTTACCTGAAGCGGTAATACCAGAAATTTGCTGACCTGTACCAGCACCAGCGATAAGCTGAGAATCAAGTTTCAGCTCAACGCCGTAACGCAGACGATTGTCGATGTAGCTTTGCAGAGCAGCAGCATCTTCTAGAACTTGTTTTGACACTTTTAGGAAGTGAGCAATCGTGCGAACAGGGGCGCTCGTCAAGGTGAAGTCAAGAGTTGCTTCACCTTTTGTAGCTCCTTCTGCCGTTTCAGCAGCACCGTTTGTGAAGGTGTTTTCTTTGGTGTACTCAACAATGTTGCTGGTTGTCGTGAAGTTAGGAATGATGTCAGCAATGCGGAGAGTGCGGAAAGCGCCGCCAACGATACCACCCAAACGCTGTGAAGGAACAAGCGTATCACTGTTAACAGCAGGTGAGCCTGTCTGACCAGTGATAGTATTTGCTTCAATGCGCATTTTGTTGCTATCGCCAGAAGTGAAACGCTTGAAAGCATCAGATTTAATAACCATCTGACCAAGGGTTTTTACATCTTCTTTGCCCTTTACAACATTTTCAGCAAGTTTCTGTTCAAGAGCAACGATTGCATCAGCTTGACCAGCCAACTTTGCAGCCAGAGCGTCAGCTTTTGCGATAGCGTCTTTTGCGTCTTTGCCAGTGCTTTCAACCGATGCTTTCAGATTAGCATTGATTTCAGCGTTGGTGTTTTTGAAAGCTTCCATTGAAGCTTTAATATCATTAACTAGTTTTGCATTATCGTCCATTTTAGTTTCCTTTATTTAAAAGATTTCAATAAGCCCTCAAGGGCTACCTTTAGTTCAGAGTCAGCGCACGGCTTGACAGTTTCAGCAGCGCACGGCGTACTGGTTAATTCTTTGATAAGGGCGCGGCGCTCAGAGCGAGGCATACCTGCTTTTGCAAGTTCAACGTCAACGCGCTTTAAAGCAGCGTTTGCGATTGTTTTTTCTTCTGCCAAATCAATTTCATCTTCACCCAAAAATGAATGAGCAAATTGCATTTGCACGGCATCTTCACCTGACAACCAAGTTTCCTCAGACATCATCTTTTTAACTTGTTTTTCATCAAGCCCTGTTTTTTGAGCGTAAAGCTTAACCATGCTCATGTCAAATTTTGCAAGCATATCTGCTACCGTCTGCATATCTTCTGAATTGCCGATAGCCATTGTCCAAGCATTGTGGATCATGAAAAACCCAGACTTGGAAATGCTAATATTATCACCAGCCAACGCCACGATTGAGGCAGCCGAAGCAGCAAGGCCGATAACATTAACATTTACATCACCTTCATATTCTTTTAACAGCGTGTAAATTGCTAAACCTTCAAAGAAGTCGCCACCGCCTGAGTTAATATTAACAGACACAGGTGCGCCGTCAGCTTTTCTAAGGATTGAGGAAACTATTTTTGCCGTCATGCCTGAACCGTCACCATAGTCACCAACGGTTGAATAAACGTTGATATAATGATCTTTGTCCTCATCGTCTTTTTTCTTAGCAACGATTGTCTTATCCCAACGCGCAAGCGCCGAAGCTGGAATGTCAAAACGCATATTCACTTTTTTATCCATTTGGCACAACCCCTGTGTTTTGTCCTACGTTCTCAAGTTTTATCATCTGTTGCTGAACAAGCAAGCTATCACCGCCCTCAAGTGATTGCATACCTTCTTCTAAGCGCCATTCATTCGGGGTGATCAGGCCGCCCTGAACGCCTTCTTTACCTGCTTTGACCCGATCATAAAAATCAGGCCGCAACAAAGATTTAAAATCAAATTCAATGTCATACTGTGCGCGATCTTCTGGTGAAAATAAATTTGCCTTTATGCTTGCTTCATACCGCTCAAGATAAGGCCGCAAGCCAAGTTTATACCATCCTTGTACAATCTTTTCGATACCAGAACCCCACGCAGTTGAGGCGCTCATATCGTTAATCAAAACACTTGGTACGTTAAAAAACCGCGCAATATCCTCAATCTGAAAACGGCGACTTTGTAAAAGTTCGATGTCTTGCGGAGAAAGCGAAACTTGTTCAAACTTCATACCAGCTTCAAGAACAAAGAGGCGCTCAGAGTCACTTGCTGACAAGTCAGAAAGATTTTCTCTGACTGATTTGCGTTGCTGTTCATTTAAAACTTTGTCGTAAGTTAAAACGCCTGACGGTTTGCCGCCGTTTTTGTAAATCTTACCGACTGATTTTTCTGCCGCGACACCAACACCAATGCTGTTTCTTGCATATTCAAGAGGCGAAAGGCCGATAATCCCGTTACCGAATAACTTTGTGTGCCAGATTTTTTCTTCTGAATATTCAACGGTTTTTCCATTTTCTGTGTATTTATAAACACGCGCACCGTTTTCTTTCAGGCTGACTTCCATTTGTTCAGCCATCAAGGGAATAAGTCCGACAAGTTGACCTTTGGTACCATATTGTTTTAAAGCATAAGCGTTTCCGTGAAGAACAAGTTGAAAAGTAATTGTCTCAAAAAACTCTTGCTTTGTTTGCCATCTGTTTACTTTGCCGCCAAACATGGCTGACAAAGGATGCTGGCGATCTGGCGTTTTAACGCCGTTGCTATCAACCTTGTAAACATTCAAAGCCATAGAGCCAACAGTCTCAGCCTTTAAACGAGCGCAAGCCCAGACGGCTGACAACTGTAACGCTATGTCTGTATTAATTGGAACGCTAGGGCTTGAAGCATAAGAAGCAGGTGCGCCTAACTGAACACCTTCTTGCCGATAAGATGCACCAGTCATATAACCGACAAGACTTTTCCAAAACGCCAAAGATTGAACCCCTTAGTTATTTTTTAAAATGATAACCGAATAGGAAAATAAAAACAATCACGTTATCATATCACTATCGGAGTATTTATAAAACTATTTATATCACCTTGCATTATGTGATTTCTTTCAGACAAACCACAAGCCATTGAAAGCGCAACCATGCCATCAATACGACCTGACGTTTTCATTTTGTCCAGCTTGCGGTCACCAGCAGGATTTTTTATCAGCATGGCATTTTGTGCGCACATAGTTAAAACTGGATTGCCATCATGGTTGATTGTTTCATTTAAAATTCTGCTTTCCAGCGCGTCAAGGGCTGGCGACATATCTTTGAAACCCTGCCCCCATTCTACCAGTGGCAATTCTATTCCAAGCAATTCAAGTTCACGCTTTAACATTTCAATACGCCAACGGTCAAAAGCAATAGCGTTGACATTTAAACCACTGAGAATATTAACAATATCATTTGCGACCCAATTATATTCAATCGATGCTGACGGCGGCGTTTTGATTAACCCCTGTCTAGCCCAAACATCGTAGGGGGCGCGGTCACGTTTTGCCTTATCTTCCAAGCCCTTTTGAGGCATCCAGAAATATGGATAAACATTCCATTTTTCGTTGTGCAAACCAATCAGCACAAGCGCCGTTAAGTCATTTCGCATCGACAAGTCAAGGCCGCCGTATATTTCAGAACATTCTTCAATGGGTGGTAATTCTGATTTAATCCGCAGCCAAGCATCACGACTGATAAACGGGTTACGAATTGAAACGCGCTGGTTTAAAAGCAAGTTTCGCGCCGTACTTTCGGCACTTGGCATACGGGATGCTTCAATCATTTGATCTTTCAAATCCTCGTACCCCCTGAAAGCCCCCAAGGCGGGGTTCGACATTTTCCAGCCAGCTTCATCAAGGATATTCATTTCTTTTGGCGTTTCGTAAACGTGAGAAACAATTCTTTTATCATTTGAATTTTTTGCATCGTCAATCCACGTTGAAAATAAATCGCTGTCATTTGCCGCCTGAGTACTAATAGCAAGGACAAGCGGCGATTCATGTGCGCCTTGTGAAGTTAATATAGCCTCGATAAAGGAATCTTTTGTACCGACAACCTGCCCGATCTCATCAAGAATTGCCAATATAGGAGAAAGGCCATGCGCGGTTTTTCCCTCAGCCGCCAGCGCCTTATATTCCACGTTCATGCTTAAACCGATTAGGCGTTTACCTGACGGTAAAACCTTCACTCTGTTTTTTAATTGCGGCGAAAGTTCAACCATTTTTCTAGCAAGATCAAACACAAGCGCCGCTTGCTCACGCGATAAAGCCCCTGAAACAATTTGAGTGTTTCTTTTGGCTTCAGGGCCGACTAAGTGTGCCAACAAGAGAATAGCAATAAGCCCTGTCTTTCCGTTCTTTCTTGCAGTTGATAATATTCCACGGCGCGTGCCAGCAGGGTTATCGTACACGTCAAGAATAAACTTTTTTTGAAATGGCAATAGCTTCAAAGGTTGCCCGACAAGCTTGCCTTCAGGAACACGCAAATATGTCTCGGCAAAATATATAATCTTTTCGCCGCGTGTCATTTCTTTTTTCATGTTTAATTCAAAATATCATCTACCGTGGGGAACATTCCCATTGGGTCGTCAAGAATTTCTTCATACTGTTTTGCAATAGCGCGGCGCTTGTCCATGTCACGCTTTTCACCTTCAATGGCTCTGGCATGTAAACCAAGGTTGCGGCGCATGGCAACGATTGAGGCAATACTATCTTCAACAGCTTTCTTTCTTGGCGACACAACAGCGTCACCTGATTTGTTTTTGATCAGGTCACCCTCGATTGATAAGCGCGTTTGATTTTTATTCAAAGAGTTCATCGACCTTGCAAGATAACAGGCCAGAGCAATCTGGTGATCAGACCAGTCCGCTTTTGGGCGCTCGGCAATAATGTCATCAAAGAAAAGCATTTCTTCTTCTGTCAGGGTAATGTTAGACGGCGGCAAAATCTCACGATTAACGGCTTGCGCTATCCTGATTTGCTCAGTCACGCTGTCAATTCTTTGCTTTCTGGGCTTTTCGTCCGTCATAAAATTAACCTTTATTAATATTTATTAACTGTTTTTATTAACCTTTATTAACAAAATCTGTATTAGCGTTAAAGCAAAGGGGCGCGTCGTAAAGCGTGAGATTTCTTCTTCCGTCAGGGTAATATTAGACGGCGGCAAAATCTCACGCTTAACGGCTTGCGCTATCCTGATCTGCTCAGT